TACCTAGGTAAGTATAAAACTAGCCAAAGGCCAAGGGTTTGTGAGAGATGTACCCAATCAGCCTATTACTACCATCCTGACTGGTTATGGTGTTGTGCTGCTCATCTGCTAGACTTGGTCAATATAGGTGGTTTGGCATTTAGTTGGGAGGATTATCCAGAGGTATGGCAAAGGACAGAGAGGCTGCTCCAGAGGGAGCCAAGACAGTTTGGTACTGCGAAGAATGTGGATGTGGATACGAGATATGCTGCGACCTGGGAAGACCCATTGGATGGGTTCATGGAGATAGATGAGTAAGGCTAACCCCTACAGTTCGACGGAATATAAGAAGAACCGTAAGATAATACTAGAAGCAAGTAACTATACCTGTCATTACTGTAATAGTCCTGCAAACACAGCAGATCACATAGTCCCTGTATCCCATGGTGGAGGACATGAGTTATCAAACCTATTACCTGCATGTATTAAATGTAACTCTGGTAGACAGGATAAGACATTGCGTAGGCTTAGGTATTGGAATAGAAGGTACTCATGATACAAGGGTTTGATGGTTTGGTTACTCTTAAAAGAGCGGCCTTTCTAAGGCCTGTCCAAATAATGAGACAGTTCATCTCAAACCATGATACGCTCATACGCCCATATCACAGATATGAAGGTTTGTCAAGAGCCCGCAAAATCGCAGGGAATATAAAGAGACAACAACTATCCCTGGTAATATACAAACCATCTATTGGGCATATGCGGATATGCGGATATGAAGGTTTGAGGTTTGATGGTTTGAAATAAATAAATATGTGGTTTTTTTATTTTTATGCAGGAAACCCTGATAGAGTATAATAGAAACCAGAAATATAAAATAGTAAAAGGAGCAATATGAGAACAGGTATACACCAAGGCCCTAGAGGTCTAAGAGATATATCCGCAATAAATGAACCACTAAACCTAGATATGAGCCTAGCCGAATCTGTGAGATTATCCATATCCAAGGCTACATGGCTATCTGAGGAAGATTTAGGAGCAGCCAAGCAAGCAGTATTATTAGCAGAAACCATAGATGCCTTTCCTGAGAAACGCCATCAGAATGCACCAATCCTAATCGCCCTATTGGGAAATCTAGGTTTGCTCAATAACCGCAAGGCTACAGAAATGTCTCCAGCAGATATGTTGGCTGCAATTGCTAATGGCTAATTGGCTTCCTACTTACTTTACCCTGCCACTTTCGCCAGACTATCCAACAGATGGCAATAAGGTAATTAATATCGCCCAAACCTTATGGCGATTACCTGAGAAGAACGATGAAATCCTAGTATTAACTGACTGGCAAAAGGATTTAATCAACAGGGTCTTAGAGCGATATCCAGATACCTACCACGACCCTTCTAAGGCTGGTAGGCTGCGTTATAAGCAGGTAGTGATATCTATGCCTAGGAAGAACGGAAAGAGCCTCCTAGGGGCCTTATTTGCCCTTTATGGGATGCTCCTGCATGAGCCTGCACCTGAAGTTATCTCTGTTGCAGCATCTGCTGATCAGGCTAAAATCGTTTATCGCAGGCTAAAACACCAGGTAGATTCGTCTGAATTGCTTGCACATTTCTTTAGTAAATCCACAGAACACAGAGGACTTTGGACTAAAGATGGTACAGGTATGTATAAGGTTATTGGTAGTAATGTTGCAACTGCTCAAGGCTTGCATCCTTCCATGGTTATATTTGACGAGTTGCATGTTGCCAAAGAAGATGTATGGACTGCTATGAGCCTTGGTTCTGCTACCCGCACAGATGGCATAACGATTGGAATCACAACTGCAGGTGACGATACTTCAAATCTCCTCAAACATTTATATGAAAGAGGAATGGCTGCCATAAATGGGCAGGAAGACTTGGAAAGATTTGGATTCTTCTGTTGGGAAGCACCAAAGGGCTGTGCCTTAGATGATGAAGAGGCTGTGCGTACCGCAAACCCACAATTAGCAAGCGGAATCCTAAATTGGGAATCTGTCAAGAACGAATTAGCAACAATGCCTGAACCTGATGCTAGGCGTTATAGATTAAACCAGTTTGTGTCCAGTATGAACGCTTGGATCCCTGTTGGAGCCTGGTCTCAATGCCCTGAAGGAAGACCTACAAACCCAGAAGTGTTTGCAATTGAGCGTACCTCTGGTTGGGAATATGTCAGTATTGTCACTGCCCAGATGCAAGAAGACGGAAAGATAGCCACAGAATTGGTGGCATCATTAAATAATACAGACATAGATAATGTCATTAAAGTCTGTGTAGACCTGGCAAAATACGGAAAGCCATTTATCATGGATGGAAATGTGTTAGATGATTTGGGTGCTGCCCTAAAGCAAAAGGGTTTGCGTGTACAAATGACAAGTAATAAAGATTTAATATCTGCGTCAAACAACACTTATAGTAGAATTATCAAGAGGCAATTAATTCATCCTCGTGATGAGATAGTTACCCTACAAATGCAACGAGCAGTACGCAAAAATAGCGGAGAATCCTGGAGAATTGCCCGTAAAGATAGCGGAACTGACATAGATGCAGCAGTAGCAACAGTATTAGCCATCTGGTTTGTGGAAACACAAATCAAACCGCAACAGATGGTTCATTGAGGAGAACGCAATGGGATTTAGAGACAGATTAGTAAGCAGACTTGGTTATGAGTTAACGCCATCGTTTGTTCCTGACACAGAAAATCGTGGAGTAGCAAACACTGCACCAGCAAGAGAAGCAGTTGGAGTAACACCAACTACTGCACTTAGTCTCGTTGCTGTGTCTCGTGCCACATCAGTATTAGAAACTGCAATCATGCAGATACCTGTAAATGTTTACAGAGGCAACGAACAGTTAACAACACCGCTTTGGTTAGAAACACCAGACATTGAAAACCAAATTTCACAAGCAGAATGGCTTGGCACAACATTAATTCACATGGCTACATTTGGAAATGCTTATTGGTTAATAAAGCGTGGACAAAGAGGCATTGTAAATATTACAAACTTGCATCCAACAGATGTAAGCGTCTCAACAGATGAGACAGGAAAGATTTATTACTTGTATGGTTCAAAGAGATACACATCAAGAGACATTAAACATATTAAACTTTGGCATAGCCCAAATGCAACAAGTCTTCTTGGTGAAGGACCAATACAAAGACACAAATCAGTACTGCGTTCTGCACTAGACTTACATAATTATTCAGATAACTGGTTTAGAACAGCAGCAGTTCCAACAGGAACATTAACAACATCAGAATTTCTTTCTGCAGATGTAGCAAAGCAAAATAAAGAAGCATTCATTGCATCTCAGCAAGAAAGAAGTATTGCAGTCCTTTCATCTGGACTTAAGTATGATTCAATCGCACTTAATCCAGAGCAAGCACAATTCCTAGAAAACCAGAAGTTTATTACACGACAAATCGCAATGATGTTTGGCGTTCCTACACTTTATCTAGGTCTAGGCATTGAAGGACAAGGCATGACTTATGTCAACGGTAACGAAGACAGAGCAAAACTATATGAAGATGGTTTACAGCAATATATTGTTCGTATCCAGCAAGCGATTACGGATCTTCTTCCACGAGGACAGTACGCAGAGTTTAATCTAACAGAGTTCCTTCGTCCAAATGTAAAGACAAGATATGAGTCATATGCAATTGGCTTAACAAATAGTTTCTTGACAGTTCCAGAAGTTCGTGAAATGGAAGGAATGTCAGAAATAACTGAACAACCAGTCGCAGTTGATGTCGTTGATGACAATCAACCTGTGGCGTAAAATGGAGTAATGACTATGGCAAACATGATTACCCGCTCATTTGAGATAAGAGCAACTGATGCTGAGAAGCGTGAAGTTTCTGGCATGGCTGTTCCTTACAATGACACAATAGACATTGGTGGTGGATGGTCTGAGCGTTTTGAAAAAGGCGCAGTAGATTTAAACGCAAATGTCAAATTATTCCGTGACCATGAAGACATCATTGGTGTCGTCACAGAAATGGAAGAATCTGATGAAGGCCTATTAATTAGAGCAAAGATTTCAGAAACAGTTTTGGGAAATGAGACACTTAACCTAGTTAAGGATGGAGCAATCCGCTCA